TATGGTTAGACACAACTAATGCAACAACACCAACATTAAAATTTTATGATGGTTCAGATCAAATTTCACTTTGCACATTTAATTATTCAGCTAATACAGTTAATTGGTTAGACAATACTGTTACTGCTGATTTAGTTGGCGATACCTCACCACAGTTAGGTGGTATGTTAGATGTTAATGGAAATGCAATAGGCGATGGAACTTTAGAACTTTTAAAATTTGTAGAAACAGGAAGTGCTGTTAATGAACTTACAATTACAAATAATTCAGCAGGGAATAACCCTATTTTATCTGCGTCTGGTACTGATACAAATATTGGTATTGCTTTAACTCCTAAAGGAACAGGAGAAATAGTTATTGGTACAGCAAATCTTAATTACGCTGGAACTGCTGTAACTGCAACTGGAGCTGAATTAAATAAATTAGCTGGTGCTGGAACAATTAAACAAGCTGGTTTAGAAACGATTTGGATTCCAGCACAAGCGATGTTTGGAACAACAACAAATGGAGCTGATGCACAAGCAGTTGAAACGACAGCAACTAGACCTGAATTAAAAGTTTTAGATTTTGATGCAGGTACAGCAGAATATGCACAGTTTTCTATTGCGATGCCTAAATCATGGAATTTAGGTACAGTAACATATCAAGTTTTTTGGAGTCCAAGTAATACGAATACAGGAAATTGCATTTTTGGTCTTCAAGGTTTAGCTTGTACCGAGGGAGATACTGCTGATGCAGTTTTCGGAACAGCTATAGAAGTTACAGATGCTGGAATTGCAACTATAGAAGATGTGCAAATGACAGCAGTAAGTAGTGCAGTAACAATCGCTGGAACACCAGCAGATGATGATATAACATTTTTTCAACTTTACAGGGATGCCGCTGATGGTAGTGATACTTTTACTGGTGATGCACGAGTACTGGGAATTAAATTATTTTATACTACTGACTCTGCTAACGATGCGTAGGAGTTTATAGTATGAAAAAAATCGATCTACCTTTAGTATTCGAAGGTAAAGGAAATAAAAATAAACAGTCAAGTAGAGGTAAATCTTTTGGTTATCAAATTTTAGGATTTGGTTCTGGTGGAGTCGCAGAAGTTCCTGTTAACGTAGATTATTTATTAATCGCTGGTGGTGGTGGAGGCGGTGCTTGTTCTGGTGGTGGTGCTGGAGGTGCAGGAGGTTATAGAGCATCTGGTTATGGGCCAAGTCCACTTCGAGGTTCTGCATTAGCTATAACAACAGGTTGTTATGCAATTACAGTTGGAGCTGGTGGAACAGGTAGATCAACACCAGGATCACCAACTACAGGAGCCAATGGTGGTGCTTCAACTTTTTCAACTACAACATCTGCAGGTGGTGGTGGTGGAGCTGGATATCATCAAGATGATGCTGGTTCTGGAGGTTCTGGAGGTGGTGCGGCCGCTGGTAGTTCACCTACTGCTGGAGGTTCTGGTAATACTCCTCCTGTAAGTCCATCTCAAGGTAACAATGGTGGAGCGGCACTCGGTTCAATACCAAGTGGACAATATTCAGGTGGTGGCGGTGGAGGAGCTGGTGCTACAGGTGGAGATTCTTCAGGAGGAACTGGAGGAACAGGAGGTGCTGGAGTACCAAACAATATTTTAGGGCCAGCTACAACATACGCTGGTGGTGGAGGTGGTGGTTCTCAACCAGGCGGCCCTGCTCCAGGTGGATCTGGCGGTGGTGGAGCTGGTGGACAAGTTCCATCAGGTGCGGCAACTGCTGGTGGCACTAATACTGGCGGTGGAGGAGGTGGTGGAACAGATGATGGTACACCAAGTAATTCAGGTGGAAATGGTGGTTCAGGAATTGTAGTGGCTAGAGTACCTGGTTGTTTTGCATTATCTGGTACTCCCTGTGGTGCATACACAGCAGTTTCATCAACCATTGGAAAATTTACAGCAAGTGGTACATTAACTATAAGTGTAGCATAAGGAGAAAACAATATGGCACATTTTGCAGAATTAGAATCAAAAACAGATCCAACAGGTTTTACATCCGATACTCATTTAGTTGTTAAACAGGTTACAGTTGTAGCAAATGATTGCGTACCATCGGATGAACACGTTGATGGAGAAACATGGTGTATTAATTTTTTTAAAGGTGGTACTTGGAAACAGACTTCTTACAATAATAATTTTAGAAAACAATATGCTGGAAAGGGAATGGTTTATGATCCTGTAAAAAATAAATTTTTAGAACCACAACCTTATGCTTCATGGACACTAGATGGTAGTGATGATTGGGTAGCGCCTGTAACATATCCTAATGGTGATCAATCAGGATATATAATAACTTGGGATGAAGATAATTTAAGATGGATTGCTACACAAATTTCAGATAATTCAAATCACAGATGGGACGCTGATAACACCGAATGGGTGTCCTTATAGGCGTTGTTATTACATATTTAATCTAGATCAAATATTTTTATTCTTCTTTATTTTAATATATATGTAAAATATATTATTTTTATGTAGTAAGAAGAAGAATATGAATTTAACAAATTATTATTGGTATTTTCAATCAGCAGTTCCTCATAGGATCTGTGATGATATTGTTCGTTATGGAAAACAATTACAAGATCAATTAGCAACTACAGGTGGATATGGAGATACTAAAAAATTAAATCAAAAACAAATTAAAAATTTAAAAAAGAAAAGAGATTCCGATGTTGTGTGGATGAATGACAGATGGATTTATAAAGAAATACATCCCTATGTTCATCAAGCCAATGCTAATGCGGGTTGGAATTTTCAATGGGATTTTTCAGAAAATTGTCAATTTACTAAATATAATAAAGGCCAGTATTACGATTGGCATTGTGATGGATGGGATAAACCTTATGAAAGAAAAGAAGGAGATCCCTCTTATGGTAAAATTAGAAAACTATCTGTGACAGTAACTTTATCTGATCCAAAAGATTATAAAGGAGGAGAACTGGAATTTGATTTTAGAAATTTAGATCCAAATAAACCAGCAAAACCTGTTAAATGTAAAGAGATACTTCCTAAAGGATCTTTAGTAGTCTTTCCTGCCGATTTATGGCATAGAGTATGTCCAGTTAAAAAAGGATCCAGATATAGTTTAGTCATATGGAATTTAGGTTGGCCATTTAAATGAAAAAGAAAAAAAGTAAAAGCGCTGAAACATTCCCAACTCAATTAAATAGAGAAGATTATTTTAAATGTCCGATATGGTTTGCAGATGCTCCTCAATTTGTTGAACATTTAAACAAAGTATCTAACTCTTATATTAAAGAAGCCAAGAAAAATTTAAAAAAAGATATAGCTAAAAGAAATAAAAAGTTTGGAGACAAAGGAGATATGGGAAACGTGTTTCATTCAACTCCTTTAGTTGGAGATCCCAACTTTAATCAATTAACTAATTACATAGGTGCAACAGCTCATAATTTATTAGTAGAAATGGGTTTTGATATGACGAACTATCAATTATTTACTACAGAAATGTGGGTGCAAGAATTTGCTAAAAATGGAGGAGGTTATCATGCTTTACACACTCATTGGAATGGACATATATCTGGTTTTTATTTTTTAAAAGCTAGTGAAAAAACTTCAAGACCTATATTTGAAGATCCAAGATCAGGGAACATGATGAATCTTTTACCTGAAAAAGATAAAATGAAAATAACTTATGCGAGTTCTCAAATAAACTATGTAGCAAAACCTGGAAGAATGATATTCTTTCCATCATATATGCCACATCAATATGTGGTAGATATGGGCTATGAACCCTTTAGATTTATACATTGGAACTGCCAAGCAATACCGAAAGGAGTATTCAATGTTTAAAAAGGATAAATATAAAGTATTAAGAGGAGCAATATCAAAAGAACTAGCTTCATTTGTCTATTCTTATTTTTTAAAGAAAAGACAAGTGGCACGTTATTTATTTGATAACAAATATATTTCACCTTTTACAGAGTACTGGGGAGTATGGAACGATTCACAAATTCCCAACACCTATTCTCATTATGCAGATGTAGCAATGGAAACATTATTAGAATCTTTAAGAGCAAAGATGGAAAAAGAAACAGGTTATAAGTTAAATGAAACTTATTCCTATGCAAGAATTTATAAAACAGGAGACGTTCTTCATAGACATAAGGATCGATACTCATGTGAAGTTTCTACTACTTTACATTTAGGAGGAGATCTCTGGCCTATTTATTTAGATCCAACAGGTAAAAAAGGTCAAGCGGGTATCAAAGTAGACCTAGCACAAGGAGATATGCTTCTTTATTCTGGTTGTGATTTAGAGCATTGGAGAGAAGCTTTCCATGGTAAGGACTGCGGTCAAGTGTTTTTACACTATAATGACGCTAAAAAGAAAACAGCTAAAGCAAACAAGTTTGATGGACGCTCATTTTTAGGCTTGCCTGCATGGTTTAAAAGCTTTAGATTGCCTAAATAATTCCGTAATTTCTCAAAAGGTTTATCTAATAATAATTATTCTATATAAAATTTATGCTATGGAAAAGTTTATTATCTTAATGTGGTTATGTTCTGCAACAACTTCAACGCCTTTAAATTGCCAACAAATTAAAACTGATAGAGTTAAATTTACAGATCAATATAGCTGTACTGTATATGGCTATACTAACTCTTTAAGAGTAATAAGAGATTTAGGCAAAGAAAAAATTAATCAACATAATTTATTTACTAAATTCTTATGTGCTTCTGAACAGTATATTAAAAAGAAAGAAGTTAATGCCTAAAACAAATCAAAGTAGAATTAATGGTTTAGAGATTGTTAAAATAAAAACTGAATTAAATCATATCAAAAAAGAATTATGTTCAATTAAAGACGAACAAAAAAAATTATCAGCTTACGCAAATATGGGCAAGGGTGGATTAAAGGTTGTAATATGGTT